AGAGGTCAATCCGACGGTCGTGCCGCCGATGCTGTTGAAAACCGATGGATTGACCTCTGTGCTCGCTGTCGCTGATGCGATAGGAACGTGGACGGTGTCCTTGGGTTTCTTCACGTCGGACGAGAAGTCGGACGCGAACAGGTTAAGAGCCGTGAGGCGCTTGCTGAGGATTGTTTTTGTCTGTGCGGCGATAGAATCCGCAACCAGAGCTGAGTCGAATGTATTTGCCATATGAGTGGTGGTGGTTGTGTTTGGGTTGTTGGTTGGGTTCTCCTCGGCTTAGGCTTTGGAAATCTTTTGGCGGGCTTGCCAGATGAGGGCTTTGTGCTTCTCAAAAAGGGCGGATGCGGCTTTGCGGTCGCCGGACTCTACGGCGGCGAGATACTCGGCGACGGGGTCGAGGGCTTCCGGTGCGGCATTGGAAATGATGGGAACGACGCGGGCGGCGGAGAGGCCGAGGCTGCGCTCGAGGCGGGCGAGGTCTTGGCTGACGGTGTCGAACTTCGCTTTGTAAGCGGAAGATTCGGCTAGGGCGCTGTCGAGCTTCGCGGAGAGTTCGTTGTATTTCGCAAGGATCGAATCGGCGATGTTTGCCTTGGCTTGTGGTTCGTCCACGACGATCTCCTCGGTGACCGGTTGCTCTGGCTCTACGGCTGGAGTTGGTTCGGAGGATTCGACCTCGAGGATGGGCTCGGCGGCGATGGACTCGCTGACTACGGTTCCAGCTTCGGGAACTTCGATCTCTGCTTTTTGGCTCATGCCCTTTGCGAAGTTGTCAAATCTGGCACGGAGATTTTCGGGGGTGGCTGTTGCGGCTGCTGCGACTCCCTCTTCGATGGCGTCGGCAAATCCGAGGGCGACGGCATCCACGGCGTCGAGCCATGTTTCTTTGTCCATCATGTCTTGGATCTCGGTTTCTCCGAGGCCTGTCTTGCGGACGTAGGCGTTGCGAAGATTGACTTTAAGCATGTCGAGGAGATCTGCTTCTTTGCGGAGGTCTTCGCTGCCACCCATGCTGACCGTCCAAGGATTATGGATCATCATGAGTGCGTTGTCGGCAATGAGAACGGGAGCGCCGGCCATGGCGATGACGGAGGCCATCGAGGCGGCGAGCGCGTCGATGTGAACGGTCACCCCTCCTTTGTGCCGGCGGAGAGCGTTGTAAATCGCGGTGCCTTCAACCACGGAACCCCCGGGCGAATTGATACGGAGGTGGATGTGCTGACCGGAGAGCTTGCCGATGTCTCCGAGGAATTGCTTTGAGCCTGCGCCAAAAGCACCGATTTCGTCGTAAAGGGTGACCGTGGTTTCGTTGTCGCCGGATTTTTCCAGAGCATAAAATGTGGGGTTGGTTGTCATTGTGTTGATTGGGTGGCTGCAAAGGTTGCTTGGTTGCGGAGGTTGCTTGGGAATACGGCGTTGAGATCAAGGCCGAGGGCGGCGCATTTCTGCTGGCGGCGTTGGAATGTCTGGATGATGTCGTCTTCCTCTGCTTCGGCATCGAGGCCGAGGATGTTGCAATAGCGTTCCCATGACATGAGGCCACGGTCGAGGAGGTCAGCGTAGAGGCGACCGTCGCGGCCATTGTCCACCGTGATCTTGCGAGGGGTGACCCATTCTACTCTCCACCAATCGTCGCCAGGGTAAGGGAGGCGCCCGGCTTGGATCTCTTGCCAGATCCAGAACTTCCAAGCGGGAAAACAGAACTGATCGATGACCATCTGCTGGATGCGCTCGAGGAAATTCTGTGCGACCTCGATGAATCCGCGCATTTCTGTGCCGGCCAATCCGGTCAAGAGCATGATAGCCTCGGGCGGGACTCCGACCGCTCGGGCGATGTCTTCGGAGTAGCTTCGCATGAGTGGCTCGAATGCCGCACCGGGCGCTTCGTTTTTAAAAGATTGGATGGTCTCGCCGGGCTTGAGGCGAGGAATGAGGGTGCCATTGTAAAGTGAGTCGGTGGTGATCTCGTCTCCGTCTTGGTTCGTGATCTTCGTTGCCCCGAGGCCGATCTTGACCGCTTCGTTGCTGGTGATAGTGAATCCGATTTGAGATCCGGCCTTGTAAGCGCCTTTGACGTATCCGCGAGTTTCGGATTTATCCTGGGCGGGGATGATCGCGCTGTGGAACCATGAGACGCCACGGGGCTGGCCGACGCGGCGGACGTGGCGCATGTGCATCATGTCGGCCACGGGCACGTCCACGAACTTCCCATTTGCCCGGTCGGTGATGACGCGGTAGGAAATGGGCGCTCCGAATTGATCGAGAAGCAGGCCATCATAGGCACGGTCGCTTGAGCTTGCGGTGCTGCCGACTTGCTCGCCACCGATGAATCGGAAGCGGGCGCCTCCGGTTGCGGTCGTTAGCTTTTGCGCGAAGAAGTCACCATCGAGGGCGACCTGACGAATGATGAGCGATTGGGAGGAGTAGAAGTTGACGGAATCGGACGCGTCGAAGGCCCATGATTCTCCGCAGGCGCGGTCTTCAAAATGACGTTCGGCGAGGCGGTTCCACTCTGTGTCAGCGGTGCGGGCCTTGGCAACGATGCCGGTGCCGATAGCGCGTTGAGCGATATGCTCCACGATGTAGGTGACCTCGGGAACATTGTTGTAAAGCCAGCGGGCCTTGCGGATGAGTTGCTCGCGGGTGCGTGGGGTGAGTTCGCGCTTGGGGTCAACCGTATCGATGAGGATGAGGCCGCGTTGATGGGAGATATCTGCGGCCTCGAATGCTGACGCTTTGGGTGAGGGTTTGCGTCCGGAGCCTTCGCGTTTGCCGCCCCATCTTGATTTTTTGATTTCCTGCTTGGAGGCCATGCCCTCCGTGCGGATGTCAAATCATCGAAGTGAAACTTGAAAAACTGGCAATGGTCCCGAGTGATCGCGCCCCGTTGCCTTCGGAATAAATTTCCATGATGACGGCGAGGCGGTCTGTCTTGCTCAGTGAGCTCATTTGTGCCGAGGTGCCGGTGCCGTCTGTGGAAAGCTGGGTGATGATGGTCTCGTCAATCCCGCTCTCGAGGGCGGAGGCCATTGCAAGTAACTCGGCTTTGGTTTTCGCCTGGGCTTTTAAGAGCGCCTTGTATCCAGCGCGTGCAATGTCTTTGTCGGTCACGTCCTCGTCGGGATGTCAAAAAGAAAAACCCGCCGTGGTGCGCTTCGTCGAGAGGCGTGGCGGGTGTTGTTGGCTTTGCGGATGAGTCAAAAATCAGTTTTTTAAAACATGCCAGGCTATGTGGCAGAGTTTGAGTGCGTCCATGTAGTGATCCTGTGCGACGGATTTCCAGATTAGCTCGGTCCCGCTGGCGGTTTTGCGTGGGACGAGGCGCTGACCTCCGAGGCCTCGGAAAAGTTCGTTAGTGGAATCCGCCGGCAACTTTAGCGGCGGGTGCGCGTTGCGGATGCGGTCGCTGAATAGCTCGGTCTTGATGGCGTGGTCAACGTAGGTATAGAGGACAACGCCGGGGAAGTCGGGTAGGACGGTGCGGGAAATCTTCGTTCCAAATGTGGCACCGGACCCCTTGCCTGCGTGCCAGAATCCGCCGGACGCTTGGCAGGCCGTGTAAACTCGGAAAGTGGCGAAGCCGGAATCCATGAGGCCGCACTCGGGGGAGACCTCGGCACCGGATGGCGTGCGGTAGCTGCGGCGCGGTGAGTCTTCGAGGAGATCCTCGATGGCAAGGGTGGTTCCGTAGTCGAGGACGAAGGATGCGCCGACGGCATCAAATGCGACGGTGACCCAGTGCTGTTTATCCTGGCCGATGTCCGCGCAAGTGACGACATGCGAGGGCTCGATGGGGCAAGTCCCGCGTTGATAGTCTCCGCGCAGGGCGAGGATGTTGGTCTCGCCGATGCTGGTTTCGATCTGCTCCCACGGCATGGCCATGGTGGAGTTCGTGAAATCTTGGAGGCCGTTGATGGTTCCTTTGTCGCGGAGGAATTTGATGGCGAGGGCGCCGAAGGTGCAGGATCGCCACGGGGCGTAGAGGCTGTTTAGGTGGAAGCTGCGGAATCCACGCTGGGCGGCGGGGTTGGTGGATTGCCATTTACCCTCGGCGAGCATTTCCATTTTCTGGCCGTCGTTGATTTTTGCGTTGCACCGTTGGCAGAGGTAATGCGCGGACTCCTCTACGCGGGCCATGTTCCATTTCCCCTCTTCCTTGGCGGTGGCGTCCCACTTGACCTGCTCCCAGAGCAGCTCGATGCGCTCGGAGCAATGCGGACAGGCGAGCATGAATTTTTCCTGTGTACCTTTGAGATATTCCTGCCAGATCGCGCCGTCGGGCGTGGTAGGTGTAGAGGTCTTGACGCGGAGCGCACCGACGAAGGACTTCGTGCGGTTCTCGGCGAGGAAAAGGGCGGAGGTTTCGGAGTCGGTTTCCCTGGCGAACTTGTCAACTTCATCCATCAAGAGGAGGCCGGCGGGACGGCTGGCGAGATTCGCGGGGGAGTTGGAACCGACGAAGACAAGCGAGCACCGCGAAAAATGCTGCTCGAGGTTTTTGAATTTGTGGCGGTCCGATGGGATCTGATCTCGGAGGGTTGCGCTGTCCTCGAATAGCGGAAGCCATCGGGTCTCGCTGAAGGATCGGGCGAGACCTTCGGTGGGCATGACCCAAACGACCGGTTGCGGTTTGTTGACGATCCGCCATGCCGTGCCGGCTTGGACCATCGTGGTCTTGCCGGTCTGCGTCCCGAAGACGAGCACAAGGTCGGAGACGTCCACATCACCGAAGCACTCGAGCGGCTCGCGGAGGTAGGGCGTCATGTTGCAAGAAAACGCGCCCGGCATCTGGGTTTGCCTTTCTGACAAGATCACTTCGTCTTCGCTCCACTCGACAACGGATCTGCGATCAATCGGCGCGTAGATCGAGCGAAGGTGTTCGCGGAGGGCTTCGGCGGCGGGGGTCATATAGCCTGGCGGATAAGAGCGGTGAGTTTGTCGATCCAATCGCCGATGGTTTTTTCGATGGATTTTTGAGGTTGGCCGTGGAGCCGGGGGGCAAGTGTCTTGGCGGCGACCTCGAGGGTTTGGCGCACGGCGATGTGCGGACGTCCCGTAATGTCCCGAGCTTCGTCGAAAAATAAGAGGATGCCTTCGTCGCGTTGCCATTCTTTGAAGTCGCGCTCGGCTTTGTGGCGGTTGTTGCGGCTGGCGATGTAGACGGCGTTGGCTTTTCGGATATCTTCGATGCTCCCGCCGTTGCGTTTGCAAACGACGAGTTCGTTGTAGCCCACTTTCTCAGCGAGCCGGGCGCGGCGGAGGGATTGGCGGGGCGTGTTGTCTTCGTCCTCGGGCTCGGGGTCGCTATGGCGAGGAGGTTGGACGGCGTCCACCGGCGGTGGAGGAACTGGCAGAGGTTCGGCGACCTTTGAGACTCTCGGAGGTTCGGCGACCTTCGGTAGTTTCGGAGCCGGCGGGGTCTCGCCTCGCTGGCCACGCTTGGCGCGGGGCGGGGCGTTGGTCTCCCTCCACGCCTGGGCGGCGTCCACCGAGTTGGTAGGCATCCCCTTCTTGATGAGGCGCGAGACCACCGACTTGTCGATTCCTAAAATGTTGCTTAGTTCCGTGACGCCCACGCCTATGCAACGCTGTCAAACTATGCAACACTCTCAAAAACACCGATCGTCTGGTCAAACTGCTAGAACCCACAGACTTAAAAAGATTCCTTATAGCCCCCCCCCTATGCACTGGCGAGGAGTTGGGCGAGTTCAGTGATTTCTTCGTCACCTAATCCCCAGCAAAATCTTGTTGAGTCCTCAATAACTACCTCGGATTCTAGTTTGTAGTGCTTGCTTATAAGTTTTTTAAGGATTTGCTTTGAGGGTTTAGCTTTCTGATTAATTAAATTAATAGCTTTTTTATGCGCCTTTATCTGCTCATGGTGAGCCTTTATCTGCTTAATCAGTTCCAAGTATTTCTTTTTTTCTTTTTTTAATTCGACGATTAAAATTTTCTTCTCTTTGCTAGCCACGCAAGCGGTTCTCATACTTTAGCGAGTAGTTCGCGGACGCGCTTGGCCTCGCGCTCCATTGGCTCGAGGAGTTCGAGGGCGCGGTTGAGCCGGTCCTTGTCCCAACCTTGGATCTCGTCCGACATCTTCCTTTGCCATAGGATAAATGACTGAGACAAACCCTCGATGGTCACGATGGCCTTTGTCTTATCCGCCGGGTTGAGTGCTGGCTTGGCTTCGGGTAGGGCGAGGCCGAGGTCTAGCTCGAGCTGCGCCTCGGTGTCGGCTGTGAACTCTATGCCCCATCGTGAGGTGCCGTAGTCGCGTGACTGCGTAAGCCACTTGGATGCGGCCTTCTTGCATGTGAGGATGTCGCGGTGAACGTCTGTCCATTCGGCTGGGGTGAGAGTTGCGGGTAGGTTCAGCGCGTGGAGCGTGAACATGGTAGCGTCTATGAGTTGCATTTTTTTGTTAGTTTGGTTGATGCTTTGTAGCGTTGTATGGCTGCGGCTTTTGCTGCGGTGAAAGGGTTTGTGGCCTTGGCCTTGAATGTTGCGCGGCTGGCTTGGCTCTTGCGGAACTTGGTGCACTCGAATGCGCTGTCTTTTCCGCTGAGGACATCACGTACTCCGAGCGTGTAGTGGCTGAGAAGCGCCCTCGTTACGCCTAGCTCTCTTGCCACCTCGGCTTGGGATTTGGCACCGTTGAGTTGGTCTAGGCCGGAGGCAAATGCGATAGCGTGCGCCATGGCCGGAAGGTTCGAGGCTTTGAGTAACAATCCAATTACCCTGGCGAGGATGAGGGCTTGGCTCTTGCGGACCTCGGTATCGACGTGAGCCATGACAAGGCCGGCGGCCTTGAGGGGAATGCCCAGCTCATCGGCAAGAGTCTCTTGCGGCGTATCGATTTCGGCGGCCATGTCCGTGCAGTAAGATCCGGGTGGTGGGTTGTTCATGGCGTTGAGGTTACTGGCTTTGAGGTTGTGGGCTTTTTCCTGTCGGTCAAATTGTTTTTTCGTGGTTTAAATGCTTCATTGATGATGGCTTGCGCGGGTAGTTTGATCGGCATTGCCTCGCAAAGTTTCGGAAAGAAGGTGGAGCGGAGAAAGTGCGCGGCGGTGGTGATGTTCATGTCTGCGTCGCGGGCGTTGCTGTATTGCGCGTAAACGGTCTCATTGCTCACATCGTCCACGGCTTGAAAAATCATCGCGTTGAGAAGTTTGCGGTAGTAATGCAATAGCAGGCGCTCTTTCTCCTCGGGGGTCTGCTCTACCGGTTCAGCCGCGAGGTCTTGAGGTTGGGCGATTTCTTCCCACTTGCCGGGCTTGTAGCGTTTCGTTCTCATTGGTGGGTGAGGCGGTTGAACTCGGCGATGAGGAGGGCGTCGGCTATGGCGTGCGTCACCTTGATCTTTGGGAAAAGTTCCTGCGCTCGGCGCTTGCTGACGTTCTTGTCGCCCTTGGTGAGGCACCCTAGGGCTTTTTGCCACGCTTGAGGGCGGATGTGGCGGAATGGAATCGCAAGGGCTACAAGGGCCATTTCGAGGCCTCCGTATCCGTGGCCGAAGGTGAAGGCGCTCTTGACGCCCATTTGTGGGCTTGAGTGGACGAGCTCGAGGGCGGCGATGGGCTCGGCCATGCAAACGCTGTCCCGCAGGAGGTCTAGGATGTCACGGTCGGTCTCCGGCATTTTGTGTGCCCAGGCGGGTCCGGTGGTTGGAATGAAGGCGATGCCGCCGTTTTGTCCGGGGTCGAGTCCGATGTAGAGTTTCATAAGTTTTGTTTTTTGATTCTGGTTAAGGATGCGGTGATGGATTTGCGGTGGGATTGGGTGAGGGCGACAGGCTCGGCGTGGAGCCAGTTGTCATGCGGTGAGTGGCTGGCGATGATGAGCACGGCCCCACCCTGCCCTGCTGCTTCGAGGTAGGGTTCGATGGCGGCACGTTGCGCGTCGGTGAAACGGAATGGCCGGCCGAGCTCGAGCGGGTTGACTTCCGTGGTGTCGAGGCCGTGGGCGATCTGGAGCGACTGCCAGGGATGAGGTATCGGGGCAGAGGTCATACTCCGCACATCCCTTCGCATTCGTTGCCAAATGATTGCTCGTCGAGCCACAGGGAAAGCTGTCCACGCTCGATGTCCGTGCGAAAATCGACTTGATCCAGCGGGACGAGGCTTGGGTGAAGGAACGGGACGCCGCGCAGGTTATCTGTCTTTGCCTTGACCTCTTGCAGGTCTTTTTCAAAACGAATAGCGCGTTGAAATTCCTCTGGCTCTTGATCGCGAAGTCGTCGCCACTCGTTGTCAGATTGAAATGGGCAGTAAACGCAGGCCGAGCGTGGTGGCTTCGGATATCCATGCGACTCCATCCACTTGAGGCAGTCGCGGCGCCCCATGCGAAGCTCAACAAGCGGCCACCTATGTTGCGACCACGCCACGCGGCTTGGCTTGATGCGCTGGATTTCATCCCACGAAATCCCGATCCATTGCGTGACGGTCACATTTTTTTGCCCACGATTTACTTTTCCATGCAAGCGTGCTGCACGCTCAAGTTGCTCTACCTTGTAAGAGTATGTGCATTGCCGACCCATGATTCCACGGGTGCCATCCTTGTTTTGAATAAACGCTGGTATCAGACTTTTGCTCCAGCATCCCGTGCCGTCCTTGCGTTGTTTTATCAAAAGCGACTCCTGAGTCATATCTCCGCGAGTGACGCGAATTACAGGAAATGGCAACTGGGGTTCCAACCAATCGAGCCACTTATAAACGCTAGCCGGTTCGGCCTGCGTGTCGGCAAAGATGGCGGCATCCGGCATCGGCGTGATCTCCCCGTGCTTTGCCATAAGTGCAATGGTGCTGCTTTGCACTCCTGCCCCAAGGGAAAGGAAAGTGTATGGTGTTTCCGGCGGTGTATTTAGTGGTGAACTTGTCATTTCGTGCGCCCTTCAAATCGGGAGATGTCACCACGCATTTTCACAGGGGCGAAGACGTGGCGTTCTCCGTTGCGGTTCTTGATGACTCGGATGACCGGCGCGGCCTTGTCGGCATGGTCAATGTGGAGAACGTAATCGGCATGGTGTCCCACGGCGCGGGACTCGCGGAGCTCGCCACCGTCATTCATCTGGGAGGCGGTAAAAACGACGATGTTGTGCTTGAGGGCGAGGATTTTGAGGCGGCGGACGACTTCGCTCACTTGTTGCTCGCGAGTTTCTGCTTTGGATGAGTTGCCGACGGTGCAGAGTTGGATGTAGTCCACCACGATCCATTTCATGCCGGCCTTGGCTCCTTGGTGGCAGGCGACCTCGATGTCGTCGATGGTCGTGATCTGGTCGTGGACCGTGATCGGGAGTCGGGCGATGGTGCGGATACCGATGGCCATTCCCTGCATTTGTTCCGCTGTCGGGTGGTCGTAGGCACTGACGACGCGGTGGCCGGACTTGCACGCGGCCATGCGGGAGATGACCGAGCTGGCCGTCATTTCAAGGCTGAAGATAATGCCTGGCTGATGATCGATGGCTCCGTTGAGGGCGGCTTGCAGTAGGAAAATGCTCTTTCCTCCGGAGGTTTCGCTGGCGGCAACGGCCACGGTGCCGAGTTCAAAGCCACCATTGAGCAGATAGTCAAGCTCTTGGATGTTTGATTTAATGCGCTCGGGCGGCGTGAGGCTTTCGAGTGAGGTGATGAGGTTTTCGCATTGGCTCTTTATGGTAAGTGCCGAGTTGTCAATGTCATCGTCATCGGTGAGAGTGGCGGCGAGGTCGGATAGGTCCGCCGTCATGAGGCTGATGTCGGCCTTGGTCTCATGGAGTTTCTGCATGGCTCGGCGGTAGCGTCGGGCCTTGATAAGATCCTTGCGGAAGTCCAGAGCGCTCTCCCTGTCCGCACATGGGTAATGCTCTTTGATGATAAAAAGGGCGGAGGCGCCACCGATCTCCTCGAGCTTTCCGGTCTCCTCGAGCTTGGCTTGGATGGTGAAGAGGTTCACTTGTCGCCCGGCGGCGCGTGTTTCTTTGATCGCTTTGAGGATCGTGCGGTGGGCTGATTGGAGGAAGAGGTCTTGGTCCCACTTTGCCATGTCGAGGACGTCGTCGGCCTGCATGATAATCGAGATTGCGGATTGCTCGGCGGAGAGGTTTTGCGGAACGGTCTGCATCTGGGTCGTGGCAGAGTAAAAATCGGATTTTCGGAGGTTCATGTTTTTGGTGGTTTCCGTCTGAGCTGCGGTGGCGTCAGCCAGAGCGCAGCTATCTATTCGATAGAATAGATATTCTATCTATCTATCTAGGGCGTGCTGGGTTTGCTTTAGGTTAGGGTTAGGTTCCATTTAGGTTAGGGTTAGGTTAGGGTTAGGTTAGGGTTAGGTATTTTAGAGCTTTAAAGCGGCTGGTTTTTTCAACGCTTTAGGTGACTCGCTTTTGGGCTTTCCGCCCTTTTTTCCGTTGGCGTAGCTGGTGAAGAGTTTCTTGTTTTGGTCCTCCCATTGATGGAGGATGAAGGTGTCGCCATCACGCCTGGCGAATCCGCTTTCGATGAGCGCCGTTTCAAGGTGATCCGCGTCCCCTTCCCAATCGGCTATCGCGGCCACGATCTCGGCTGGCTTCTCGATCCGTTCTGTGCGCCTGAATTGGCATTGCGCCCAGAGTTTGATGAGGGAAAAGACACCGGCGTGGCCTGCCATCTTGAGCAGGATTTTGGTTTTGTAATGGTCTGGAAAATCGGGTGATAAGATCATTTCTTCCTTTTGTTGTTTAAATGGTTCCGCTGGACGTAATCGCGGACGAGTTCGAGATCCGCCTCCGCCTGGGGTTGCTCATCGAGGGCGTAAGTGTGCCGGTAGGGAGGCAACGGGACGCCACGCTCGAGGCGCGGCCCCACCGGGCAATCGTTCGCGCAAATGGCTAGGCGGAGGGTGATGGATGGAAGCATTGCTTTAAAAAATCCGCGTTTTTTGGGATTGCGCGGCCCCCCTTGATCCCCTGCTTATTCAGCGAGGAAAGGCTCAGAACGGGATTTCGTCGCCGTCTTCGTCGAGTTGTTTGGGTTGCGGTTTAGGTGCAGGCGCTTGGGCTTTTGGCTTGAGCGTCTTCCAGTTGCCGACGATGGGTCCACGTTCGCCGGATTCGCGGGCGGATTGCGGGATGTCTTGGACGATGAAACCATCGTTTCCGTATTGGTCGGTACCGTCTCGGTTGTCCATGAAGGTGAGGCCGAGGTAGGTTCCTTTCTCTCCCTTGTGGAGGTGGGACTTATCGATTTTTGTGACGTTAATGTTGGCTTTGATCATGATTACTTCGCCCAGGCGGGCAGGCTGATGGTTTCGATGTCGGAGGAGTAGGCCGGCCAGTGACCGGAGGATTGGCAGGACTCGAGGAGATCGAGGTTGCGGAGGTTGCGCTCGCGGCCCATAGCCACGCTGGCAGGGTCTAGGCAATAGACGCCCACGGCGTAGGGTGCCGTTTTTTCCACAGCTATAAATACGAAGTGGGTGGCTCCGAGGAGGTCGAGGTAGTGGGCGGCTTGCTGTGCGTAGCCATATTGAGCGATGGTCTTGGAAAACGCCTCGGGGGAGGCGTCTTCGGTGGTCTTGATGTCCGCAATCGTGGTCGATCCGTGGGAGTCGGTGGCGACAATATCCAGCCGGCCCTTGAGGAGGAGGCCTTCTGGGTTGCTCCGGGTAATGTGACGGAAAACGCTCACCTCGCGCTTGGCGTCGGCTAGGATCGCTGCGGCGGCTGGGTGTGCTGCCACGGATGCGGCGGCACCGGCAAGGGCGACGTTCTGCTCCTCGGTGATAATCGGGAGCGTCTGCGCGTCTCGCCATGCTTTACCTTCTTTGCTGACGAAGGACATCCCCTCGGGCTTCACCGCGAAGCTACCGCCGAGCTTGTGAGGCTCGAGGGCGGCTCGGTGGAGGAGCGTTCCGAATACCAGCGCAGGGGTGGGCTCGGGCCTCACCTCCGTGAGCTTGGCTAGGTAGTGCGCCGGGCTGCGGTTGATATTCTTGAGGGAGCTGATGTTGATCCCCGTGGCGGCACGATACGTCTGCTCGTCGAGGTCAAAATAAACGCCTTCCTGTGAGTCGATAAAGGCGCTCATTCGGCGACCTCCTCGGCTAGGATGCTGTGGATCTCGGTGAGAGCCTTTTCAGCGGCTTCATCCGAAAGCTCGGTGATGAGCTTGGCCTTACCGATCAGCGCCGGGGCGATGACCTTGAGTTGCTTAATGAACGCGCCTTCGAGCACGCCAGCGTCGGCAATGGCAGCTTGCAGTTGCTTCTGGGGCGTGTCGGGCGTGAATGCTGGCACGGCGTCCAGTAGGCGAGGATCTGGCAGCATGGGGATGTTGTCCTCGGGGTCGATCACGCGGGCCTTGAAAACTGGCTTTTCATAGGTTGGCGCTTGCGCCTGGCGACCGCCAATGTCTCTGGCTTCGTCCTCGTCATGAATACCGGACACGCCAAAGGCGAGGCGGATGGATTGAATGATCGCCTTGTTGCGAAGCATGCGCCGCGGCATTTGATTCCACGGCTCGGTGCCACGCTTGCACTCCTCAAAATACTCGGTCACGCGGACAGGGTGCGAGCGGTCCTTGAGGTAGATGGTGCCGGTCGCGTGAGTCGGCGTCTTTCCGTCTCCATAGACCTCGACGTCCATCCCGTCAAAATTCGGTTGGCGGTTGGCGATCTTGATCCAACCATCCACTCCTACCATCGGAGCGATACCACCGCCCTTTTTCGGGAATGCGTAGAGCTCTTTTAGGAGCGGGTTGAGTTCGTAGGTGTTCGCCGTCACCACCAGGGCGAGGAGTTCGTCATCGGTCGCGCCTTTAAAGACGGTGTTTTTGAGGGTGCTGTGGAGTTTTGAAGGCTCCACATTGATGCGTCCGGCCATCACTGCCAGCGCGGAGGGTTTCACTTGCGGGATAACCGCTATTTCGTTACTCATTTTTTGGTTTTTCCTTTTTTCGAGGGTTTAACTACCGGCCTCGTCGGATTGCAGTCCGGCGGGGCCACTTTTTGTTTTGGGTGGGAAAATCAGTCTTGGTTGTCTTGGTCGAATTTCTTGCGGCGGGCTTGGCGTGCTCTTTCGCGTTCGCATTCGATGCCGAGGTGAAACGTGGTGTAGAGGGACATCATGATTAGGCAGGCCGATACGATTGCGGTGGTGTCGCTCATTGGGTCGCCCTCCGGTTGAGGAGTTGATAGAGTCCGTTCCGCTGACGCTCGAGGCGCCGGCTGGTCTCGCGGAGCGGAATGCCGAATGTTGAGCCGCTGGCTTTCACGGCGGCCTCGGTCTCAGGTGTCTCGGTCGTCCAATCGCATTCGGGGAGGGCTTCGGCGCGGTCGCGGTTGGCCTCAATCTCGCTCCAGTTTGGCGTGCTCATTCCTCGTCCTCAGGTGGGAGTGGAAACTCGGCCCAGTGCATGACGGGAACATTGACCGATGCTCCGCAGCAGAATCGCCATCCGCTCTCGTCAATGAATCCGGTTTCGACTTGGCCGTCTCCGTGGTGCATGAGAACGGTCTGATCTGCGTCCGGTGGAGTCGCTGCCGGATTCCAAGTAATCGTGACGCTCATCGTGCGATCCTCCGGGCGATGAGTGCCAGCGAGATGACAGGCACGGTGATGGTGAGAAAATCCAGAAAAAAGCCAAGCGAGCGGCAGACGGCGGCGGGGTCGTGGAGGTCGATCATTTGGCCCTCCCGATTGCGCGGCTGAGATCGTTACCGTCGAGCTTGAGAGCCTTTGTGACCTCGGCCTCGTCAAACCTCCACCATCTTCCAACTTTAAAAGCCGGTATGCGGCTTTTCCTCGCCCATTCCTCGATGGTGTATTTTGCCACTCCGAGGCGAGCGGCCATAGCGGTTGAGTCGATCATTTGGAGGCCCTCCGTTCCTTAGCTGCAAGTTGGCTGATTGCTTGTGAGATGACCCTGCTCACAGGGATTCTCATTCCATTATTTTCGGCGCGCTTTTCAACGTAAGCCCATACCTCAGGAGGCAGGCTGATGTTGACCGCTTTGAACTTCGTTTTGCTCATGCCAGCAACATTGCCAATCTTGCCATTATTGGCAATGCAATTAGTAAAACACCCTATGCCGAAGTTTTATTTTTTAGTTGACATACGCATGAACGCTAGCTCTACGGGGCAAAATAAATTTTGCAATCTTGCTATTATTGACAATGGTGCTATCGTTTTTTCATGAAAACAATCAAAACTCAGAACGTCTCGCTCCCGATAGAGCTGCACGAATGGGTGCAAAATAAAATGGATCAAACCAAGGAAAATACCCCTTGGGCGAAAGCCACATTTTCATCCATCGTTGAGCATGCCCTTATGGAATTGCAACGCACGGAATCCGAATCGGAAAAGTCGAACCCCTCAGTTCGTGCTGGTGCAAAGACTCTGAAATTGTCCGAGAGTTCCGCTACTGGATTATCAACTCGGACTTTCCGGAGCTCCCGCAAGGCTGGCTAGGAAAGATCATCGACCTAACTACCGGCGAAGACCCTTCGTGTTCAGAATCTTACCCATACAAAGATGATGCTGATGGGG